TCAATCCAATTTAGTAAACTGTATATTATTCCGTCAAACATATCTCATTATACTACATCTGACACAATCTGTCAAGTGCATTTCGGTTTATATACTTCAAGTTCTTTACTTCGTTCCATTCTTCTATAGGTGTATTCATTTTATCTCTACCATCATTAAATTCATTGACTTTATAGAACATTATATCTGGATTCCAATTCATCAAATCACGCCATTGTCTAATCCAATTAACGCATGGAGTAGGACTATGTTCTTCGTGTACATAATATTGTGAACCAGCATATAAATTATTTACTTTATTAGTACCACTGTATAAATCGTGGCCTACCATATAAATCTCTTTTGGTTTTTCTCTTTTGACAGCAATGAAACCTGATGTAGGTCCAGCAGACCAACCATAGTCGTGGCTTATACCATCTGGTTTACACATAAGTTCTTTTAAGTCTTTTACTTTATCATCTGATCTAGTCCAACTAACACATAAAGATGCATGGTTTACTTTTTTTTCTTTTATATGCTTTTCACCTTTTGTTCTAGTTAGAACATTTATTATGCCTTTAATTTGTGCGCCGTGCATAACAAATTCTTCTTCAGTTGTTTTCTTATTTACTCTCACTACATCCCATTCTTTTGCTTTATCTAATTCATCTTTTGTTAATCCACTATAAATTAAATTGTCGTGTGCATGGCCAGGTAACTTTGTCCAATCTCTAAAGTAACAAGGTGTAGAATAACCAAAACCACTATGATATATCTCGTGCATAATACCGTGGTCAACAGCAACTAATACATCTGGTGTCCAATCACGGTATATGGCATTACATCCATACATTGTAAAATATAATGATAACTTATCAAGGTCTAAACCTTTTCTACTATTTCCGTTGCCTAAACAAATAACCCTTTGATCCCTACTTGCCATTAACAAAAACCTCTTTCATAATTAGTTTACATTGTGTTTGATTGTAACTCATAAATGGTTTTAATTTAATAATTTTATTTTCCCAATGAGGCCAAACAACTCGTTCTTTAATTTCTTTATTCCAATTCTTACAATACGATAAGATATTATCCAACACGACTGCCGTCTGTATTCTGATTTTTTTCTGAAGCAATAATCGTAGAAGTCGTGGATGTTGGCCGTTGTGTACGAGTAGACCACCATCAAAAGAAATACCAGAAGTGCCAAAGTCATCAGCAAGGAATACACAGTCACTTCTAAAATTGTATTCAAAAGCCTCTTTGACTTTTCTATATTCCAAGTAAACTTCCTTACCATCATTTCTTAATAAACTCCCAACCCATTTCTTACTATCTGCCAAGAAGTTAGATACAAAAAAATCTAGTATGTTATCTTTACTATACATTGTACTTAACTTATGAAAAAAGTACCTGTCATTTCTTTTTGTAAAGATATCTAACTTACAATTTACCTTACCACCATATTTATAGTAGTCATATGTATCAGTAGTGAAATGGAGTTTGACTGCCATATATATTTTAAATACATCAAATCCACCATACATTATACAGGCAGTACTCCAGTCTTTGGTAAGAAATTTAACTTTTGTGCTTCCATTTCTATTTTTTGTTTTAATGTTTTACTGATTAATGGTTTTACCGTACCAACATCAATATCATTTTCTTCACAATACCATATGATTGCATCCATATATGTTAAATCTCTTTTTTCTCTTATTATTTTTTCTATTTCTAAACTAAATTCTTTACTATTCATTTTTATCCTGCATCTAAAACTATTGTGGGTGGCTTCACGCTAGCTTCACCACCCTGCCAATTGACATTCTCATTATATCACTATATTGAATTTGAGTCAAGTGCTGATGATTGTAAATACTTCATTATATGCTCTGGTGTAGAGACAGTATAAGGGTCATCATCATCGCTGAAGTCATTAAATCCTGGTTCTTCAAAACATTGTTCTACTCTACCATCATTAATTACAGCTGAATACCTCCAACTTCTCATACCAAAACCTTGTTTAGGTTTGTTTACCAACATACCCATTGATCTCGTAAACGTACCACATCCATCTGGTATCATTTTGACATTCTTTATACCTAAATCTCTAGCCCAAGCATTCATTACAAATGCATCATTCACAGAGATACAATAAACATCATCTATACCTTGATCTTTGAATTGTTGATACATTGCATCATAACTTGGTAGTTCTTGTCCTGAACAGGTTGGTGTAAAGGCGCCAGGCAAACTAAACAATACTACCTTCTTACCTTTAAATAATTCATCAGTGGAAACATCTTTCCATTCCCCACCAATAAACGTACAACCACCAGCTTCTTCGCTATCGCCTACTCTAAATTTAAATGTGTGATCTAATATTTCCCACTTGTCCATAATATAATACTCCTATATAAATGCCTGTTTCTGTTGCTAGGTACAGGCAAACCTCTATGACATTATGCTGCCATTGCTAAATTATTGTTAGCATTTAAAATGACTTTACGTTGTCAACGATTAACTCCAGTAAGTTTTAGTAGCAGTCGAATCTAACTCACCCCCTCAAAGCACATATTAATGTGTTTTAAATGGTGGAGGTGGTGGGTACTGCCCCCACGTCCTCACTAGTTATTATCTTACCTTCAACATTAATTCTTTATAAATTTTGACCTTTTAACAATTCTGTATTTAATTTTAAATTAAATGTTCTAAAGACAATACAGCTTTGATTAGGTGCTTGTGGCGTTTGCACAGATGCAAATGTTTCTTGTCTTTCGTTAATCCAATATACAACCATATAAACTATCTCACCTTCTACTGTGCCACCTTCTTTACCATAACTCACATTAACAGGTGTAAAATTGTTATCATCAGCCCATCTTTCAATTTCACTTGTGGTACTACATACTGTTGGTATTGATTCCCACCAAAAATTATAAGTTTTTTGTTCTGCATATACTCCTGTCATTAACAGTAAGTATATTGTAAGTATTAATTTTTTCATTATTCCCTTTACTATTAAGGGCCGCAAGAAAGTAATTAGTCCTAACTCTTGTCCTTATTTTGCTTTTCATAATATTTATAAAAATCATTAATACTCTCTAACAATTTAGGCTGAAAATCTTTAGGGTCTTTCTTCCAAACTTGCACAGCACCGTCTTCAGCTACTAATAAAACAACGATTTGTTCTATTGGCTTTCCGAATAACTCCTCATACATAATAGCATAGGCTGTGGTCTGTAAAAAATAGTTTTCTACCCAAGCTTCTTGTCGTTCTTTGTTGGCAGATTTGAAGTCAATTACAGATAGTTTACCATTAAATTCAGCAACACAATCAACTTGACCTGCAATAGTTAACTTCTTACTATACATTTGGTGTTCTAATAAATGTATGTTATCAATTTGGTCAACATAAGGTTTGATTAATCTAAACATACCTAAAGGCAATACATCTCTTGTTACTGGAGTTTCACCCTTTATATAATTTTCTACTAATTTATGTAAGGAATTACCACGTCTAGCAGCTCTTCTCATTTCCCAGTTGGCAACATCTTCACCTATTGACTCACGCCATTTTTTTAATTCTTCTGTTTTCTTTAAAGACAGAATTGTTGTCACAGATGGATATTGTTGTCCATCTATTTCATAAAATCTAATACCACCTACATTACGTCTTTTAGGTTTTGGTAATTTAGTCTTATCTATATCTACAAATTTAAATTTCATAATATATCCTATGTTATCTATTCATTATACCATAATAAAATCAATCTGTCAACCTTATATGCCTTTTTGCATATATTGATCTATGATCTTATCTTGTTCTCTTTTTTGTTCATTATTAAGACGTTCATTCTCTCAGCTAGGATCGTAAGGTTCGTATATAGTTTTGCCAGCATCATCTCTGTATGCTCTTAATACCTGTTTTCTATTATCTTCAGGATTCTTATACGAACAATGTATCCAACCGCTGTTAGGTTCTTCTGGATTATGGTATTCCAATATCAGTTGGTCAAAGTCTAAATTTTCTATAATATACTTTGCTAGTTCTGAATTTGGTAGACCAAATATCTCAAAATCCGCAGCTTGGCCTTTGGCATGCTGAGATTTCATACTTGAACCTATCTTCACACACAGCTCAGGTGATCTATAACCACTTGACACAGATACTACTTTATCATAATGATTTCTGATTTTTTGCAGTATATTTTCACATAGTTTTTTTAAGTTATCCATATGGTCTTCACTAGGATTATTACTTATACCATGCCTGTCAGCTGTTTGTGAGGCTGTCATTTCTTTTAATGAAAAATTGTCTGTTAGTTTCATTTTATCCTCTCGTTAATTTGAGTATTTTTTCTATTTGAGCCTTAATAATTGGACCTCTATTTGGCCAATGTATATATGGTTCATCACTCTTTGATAGATTGTAAAGAAAAGGTAATATAACTTTCTCTATATCTTTAAATCTATTTTTTACATCTGCACTTTCTAGTTCTTTTGTTACAGTTTCTTTTTCTGCAACGATCTGCATTACTTCGTTCATCATTGATCTAATAGATGATACATCATCTTTCACTTTTGCTAATTCTAAAGATTGATTATCAAGTGCTGATAAATCTACTTTTGGTTGTTCTGTATCTGTTTTAGGTGCAGAGGATACAGCAGTAAAACCATAGTCTTCATCCATATCAAAGCCACGCATATAATCAGGTAAGTCTTTTACCATTTTTTCCTCTTTCTATGTTTTGCTATTACTTGTTCTGTTTTGGATTGTTTGATTGTCTTTTTTCCATATCTTGCCGCTAGTGCGCTTTTAGGGTGTGCCTCTGCAATTCTACTTAAATTGTCTTTCCAGCCTCCATCGGTCTTATGAGTTATGCCTCCGACACCACCTACTATATTTATTGATGTGATAACCTGACGAAGGTTCTTATTTTTCTCTAAATATGTATCTAATTCACTCATAGATAACCACTTATCGTGCTGTTTCTTTGTTCTTTTGTTCTCAAAAGTATAATTAGGCATCGTCTTCTTCTTCCTCTATTCTTCTTAATATTTGTTCTTCATTAAAACCCATCATCAATATATCGTGTAGAGAGTAATTATCCTCATTCAAACCATCCTTTAATATTTGCTCTTCAGCAGGTGTAAACAATCTAATCATACCTTTATCTCTAGCAAGTCTTTCATTTTTATGTAACCTAGATTGTTTTAATCCTATGTCCAATATCTTTTGGTCTTCTTCTATTGCTTCGTGGAAATATTTTGTCATTTTACACTTCTTTTTAAATCATCTCTATTATTTACAAATACTCTAACAAGCCGTGAAACATCTACCGACTCTTCTTTTAGAGTTTTTGGATTTTTAAACAAAACTCTGCTATCATTTACTTTTAAGATGTGTTCACCATCTTCTATAATTGCATCGTCTGTATGTTTACTCCAATCGTGTGAGCTATATATTGTCATTTTGTGTGGCCTCCTTATACCATTGTGGCATTACTGATGGTGATTTCCAAGTAGCAAATGCTCGTTTCTTTTCTATATAATATTTTCTGTATGAACCAACAACATCACCAGGTATTTTACATTCATCAGGCATCGCTGGTGTAGGATCACTACCAATAACATTTAGTGGCGAGTTATCAGGTGGTTCTCTCAATATGTCTTTTAGTTTTCTAATAGTCATATGATCTCTGTCGTGGTTATATCTTTTTTTAAATTCTTCATTAAGTTCTAGCATATGATTGTACAACCATCTGTAATTGTATGTACTACCCATTACCCAAACTGTACTAGGATGTTTAGTGTGACTTGCTTTGTACAATATCTTTTCCATATTATTGTTAGGGTGTAACCATCTTTTTATCTTTCTACCATTGGCTGTCTTGTCATAATATTCTGTACCGTCTTGTATTCTATGTGTAGTACATAACATCTGAGCTGACTCAATAATCATTTTACATACGTGCTTGTCACAGCACATTCTAGCTGCAACAACAGGGTCTTTGTCCAAGTAAAATATATTCATTTTTATATCCTTCCAAAGTTATAAGCAAGACTAATTCTATCAGTATCACTATTAGATTGTTCAACACTATGTCTTAATGATGATCTAAACAATATCAATCTACCAGGTGTTGGTGGATAGTGTACAAGTTTGTGTAAAACTTGACATCTTAAATCATCAACATTTTCCAAGCCATCACTTTCAAATATAGTTCTAGCATCTGTTTTAGGATTTGCTTTCAACACTAGAATACCTGATAGTGTTGAACCTGGATGAGTATGAAACTCTTGGAAATCTTTCTTTTTGTAAATGTTAAACCAACCATTTTGATATTTTAGTTTGTCTTTAGAACCTATCTTTTCGGAATATAAATTTGCTTGTTCCAATGCCCAATCGTTTATCTCTTTAAATTTTTCATCATTTATAATATTGTGTGTGCTATGTGTATTGTAAACTGTACTTATCCAATTATCACCACCACGTTCAATTGTTTTTTGTAAATCATAACAATGGTCAATAAGTGGTTGACATTTGCCATGCCAATCTGAATAGGAAATGATAGTTGGAAACCAATATTCTAAATTCATATGTTTAATATATCACTTTTTAGGGCCTTTGTCAAGGTTAATTATGTATGTATTTTCTATGAAAATCAATATAACTATCCTTATTTTTTAAGTAATCTAGCCATTTTTGTTTTCTTTGGTCTAATGCTTTGATGAAAGGGTCCCACTCTTTTTTATAGATTTCAATATTTTTATCATTGTACATATCTAACCACTTTGCTGTAGTGAAATCACCTGGACCCCAATTCATACCAGCAGCAATTGCTTGTAGACCACCAGCTGTTTCATAATGGTAATCATAATCTCTTTGACAAGCATATGTAAAGAAACCTACGTGGAACATTGCTTTTAAATCTATCATATTAGGTTCCCATTCTTTATCTCTATTTGCTCTCCAATATTCTGTATCATCTCTATTAGATAATGCATAGTGCATGGCCACAAATTCAGCAAAGTTTCTAAACAATCTTTTAGATTGGAAAGTATAGTTATCTCTATCCCACTGTGTAACTATATCTCTTTTTAAATTTCTTAACAATCTAAACAAAAATTCGTGTACAGAATATAATCCATTACT